CCATCTTATCTCCTATAACGTGTTCTTATCCTATCGAACTCTATTAACCTAAATTTCTTATCAAATCGTTCAAAACAAATAAATTCTAGCGGTTCAACCAGATCAAACGCTGATCTAGGATCACCTGCGAGCAAATATACGAACCATGTATTTGGTTTGTCAAGTTTATTGTAACACTTTTTAAGTATATAATCGGAATATGTTTTATAAGCACAGACAAACACGTCATGGTTGCTTATAATTACACCGTGCTTTCCGCAATACTCAAGAACCTCAAAGAAGTCGCTCTCGTATTTGTACAGGCTCTTAGCTGTTTCGTAGTGTGTCATGCTATGAAGTCAAGATCATCGTAGTAATCCCGTCTTACCTCCTTCTTCTTGTTTGTCATATAGTCTCTGACCATGCCGTGGTGCATAGCCATGAACATCATTCGGGCTGCGTCTGCTCCGTGGGAGTGTTCGTTGTGCAGGATTTTTCCAGTATTGGGGTTCCATTGGTAGTTCGTGAGGTGTTCAACCAATCCATTAGCTCGTTCATTGATTCGTATATCTGGTAGGTTACGTCTAACAATTTCAATGTCATCCCTAACTGAATTCGTTTTGGGAATCGGCCGTACCTCAAAGCCAAACTCAGTACGACAAAAATCAATAATGTTATGCCCGGTAGTGTTGTTTCTTTTCTTCGAGTCGTGGGGCATATAGTGTCCTGCATAGTTATATCCTTTCTCATTTATTACATCGATGTAATGTTTGATGTCGTGTCCTGTGTTCTCATAGTAGTCAACAATGGTGGCCTGGCCGTTCACCACTTTAGCGAACACAATAGCCGTAGGGTCATCCATACCCAAGTCCCAGAATGTGTACACAGGCTCGTTAGGTGGATCAAAGTCCCCTATGCTGCCCATGTTCTCTAGCTTGACCATCTCATAACCGAACACGGAGTTGGCAACGTCAGCCACGGCCTCGTTCAGATACTCCTGTCTTGCTAGTGAATAAGAGATCATCTTTGAGTCAACCCTGTCTTGCACGTTGAGATATGTCATCCCCGTTAGGGGATCGATTTTATCAATCAGTTCTGGATTGAGGTTCATATCCTCACCAACCCAACAATATCGTTTGGTTTGTTCTGGTGTGAGCCACTCACAGAACCAGTCGTTACTGGACTTATTGGCCTCATACATACGATACAGCTGATTATTCTTACCACGCATCGTGCCGTTCATAATAATCCACGAGTCACCTTCGTCTAAGATAGGAGCTAGGAAGCCAGTTACCTCTTCTTTGTGCAACGAGAACTCAGATAGAGCGTATCCGTAACCACCCTGCCCTACGAAGTCCAGGTTATCTGTACCGCTAAAATTGACCACAGAGCCATTGATTAGGCCGACCTTCATGTCGGTATTGTTTTTGTAAGAAACGATCTCTGGAGGGAAAATAAGGTCTAATAGATGCCCACTCCTGGCACCAATAGTGACTATGTTGTTCCAGATAGCACGCTCTGCCCACTTCCGTGTAGGAAACAGGTAATAGTACGAGCCAACACGCTGCATAGCCCGCTTAGAAAGTATACTAGCGGTGGTTACATCTTTACCGTGTCGTCGAGGCCAACTAATCAGTAGGTTCTTAGCCCCCTGGTCTAGGGCTTTCCAACAACTAGTCTGATAGTATCTAGGCTTCAGCTGTGGTAACAGTATCGTCTTCTGTGTATGCGTCTGCAAAATCTACAACCTGTATTATTATATCCTGTGCCTTCTGCTCTAATCCTAAATACTTGCCTAACTTGTCTGAGGCCTGGGCATTACCCCTGCCGCTCTCAGCTAGTAGGTGCTGAAATACAATCTGGCGCATACTGGCAGTATCCTCAAAGTCAACCTCACTCAAATCTAGAGCGTCCGCTTTCTTTTTCGCCTTCCTATCGAACTCGAATAACTGTTGGGCGTAAGCCCATAATTTTTTATTATCCGCACCCTTTAGGTCTTCAAATATCTCTTGTGCTGTCACTTCTTACCCTTGGCACTCCAGTCAATCTCATCGTAGTTGCTCTGGTAGGCCTCTTTGTCGTACTTAGCGAAGTTATAGTTCTGGCCATCTCTGGTCTTACTCTTACGCCAGTCACGCTCATCTTGGGCCTTCTGTGAATATCTATCTGGTAGGTTAGCCATCTTCTTCCTCCAAGCATTCTACGTAGCACATCATACAAATATATTCCTCTACGCAGTTATGCTCATCTATGATTTCTATGATTGGGTTCTCTTCTGAGTCAACGCAACAGCATCGCTCACAGGTCTTCTCGTTCATCAGTTATATCCATGGTTTCATTGAATTCTACGCCACAATAGGCACAATAGTTAGGGTCATTAATACCCCCAGGTAACTCGTATACGTAAAAGTAATTTTTACAGTTGTAACACTCTACATATGAAAGATCATTAATCTTAGGTAAATGCATAATTTCTTACATAAATGTTAATCTGATATATGTCAACCAAATTTTACAAATCTTTTGATGGGTCTAAAGCTAATTTTATTCGCAAAATCCAAAAGCCGATGGCACCCCCCTAAATACCCCCTGCCCTGTAAGTATTTTGACTGGCAATATCCTTATTGTGTGTACGCCTTGTGCAGCGGTGAAACTCCAGGATTCAGTAAGGGTTTGTGGACACTATTCCAAGCCTGGTTGCAAGCGAATTGTGCATAAATGTTTGTCAAAATTAGTGTTGCATTTTCTGAATGGCATGATCTCTGCCCGTGTGCGGGCGCATAGAGGTCGGCTCCGGGATTGGGTAGAAGTTGAAACTCTCTATTTGTTTTTGGTGTATTTGGTTCTTTGTATCTATCTACGTATCGTGCTATCTTATTAGAAGTTAGGTGATAATGGTGTCACACAATAAACGGAGACAAACAAATGGTAATACATAAAGAAACTCACTACCACAATTGTGAGCTGGAGGATATCCAGGCAGCACTACGTTTAGGTGCTAAGCCATCGGTCGATAGCGAAGGGGATGCTCTGCCTTTCGTGCAGACTGAAGAAGAGACAGTTGATAACGTTCGCTTCAATTGTACTTGGTACTTCTCACGTGAGAATAGAGAAGAGATCATCTCATGGATCGAAAGACACGTGTTGGAGGATAAATATTATGGCTAGTGTAAATTGGCACGAAGGTCGCTGTGATTATTGCGATAGTCTATCTGAGTATCTCGTGTATTCAGATACGCTTGATATGATCTGTATTGAGTGTCTCATCGAGAGTGTGAATGAGCATATGTACGACGTGACGATGAGATTCAACCCGAAGACAGAGAAGATAGAATTAGTAGAGAAACCAGTAAAGGAGCAGATAGCAAATGTATATCGATAAAGAAAATTCAAGAGCGGTAGCAAATTATTGCAACGACAAATTCGCAGGATGGACGATAGGTTCATTTGGCGTTAATGAAGATGGCTATGTAGGATTCATTCTTCGCAAAGGTCTCGTTGAGAAGGTCGCATTCCTACTGAGTGATGCAGAAGGCAACGACGTAGGATTCATCGTAGAAGGAGACGAAGTATGAAGTACACAGAAGATCAGATAAAAGAAGCGTACGAAATTGTATATGGACACGATGAAGACGTTGAATATGAGTATAGTCAAAATGGTTGTGGTAAAGTATATATGCACAGCGTATGGGGATCAAATTATGTAGATATGTCGCACCACATAGACTATCTGATTCGTAAGGGAATAATGGAGATGACAAATCATGAGATGCGTTGATTGGGATAATATGACCAAAGAAGAACAACAAGAGTTGTTAGACATCAAATCGTCAGTAAACGACTACTACTACAGATTAAGAATCAAAATCGAAGAGGAGCAAAATAATGAGCGATAAGAAGTACTACAGAGTTGGACTAAGACAAACTGTCATATACTACTACGATGTGATCATCGAGGCGAATAGCCAAGACGAAGCAGAGCAGTCTATTGATTGGAATGGATGGGAAGATCATATGTATCGTGTCGGTAGCAGAGGCGATGCACCAGATACCATGTCAGTCGATTTGATATCTGCTGATCAGATCGAAGACCTCAAACAAGCATATGGAGACTGGTGTAATGTGGTTGGTGAGTGATTGTTGTAATGCATCATATTTGGGATCGGAAGTTGATCCCATCTGTGGTGAGTGTAGAGAACATTGTGAATTAGTAAATATAGAGGAGATGGAAGATGCCTAATTGGGTTTATAATCATATAGAAGTTAATAACGAGAGAGCGATCGATTTCATGCGTAGTGATGAACGTGATTTCGATTTTGAGAAGATCATACCGATGCCTACTGAGGAGAAGGATAATTGGTACGATTGGAGAATCAATAATTGGGATACCAAATGGAATGCAAACGAAGTTGAGGTCGATGGTACATCGGTCACATTTGAGACAGCTTGGTCTGCACCTAATAAGGTAACCGCAGCTCTAGCACATAAATTCCCACAGCAGTTGATTCGGCACATATGGTACGATGAAGACCTAGGCTCGAATTTTGGTGAGGAGATATACAACCAAGGTGTGCTACAGCATAGGAAATATGTCGGCTCTGTTTGGTCAGCTGTAGATCAATCTGAGGTCGATGCTTGTAAGAGAATCTGCGAGGATATATTCGGTAATTCATGGGTCGATCAATTCGGATACGATGTCGTATTCAATGATGAGACCGATGAGGTCGATTACATCGAATTGGATGATGGAGAGGAGCTACCACACCGATGAATTACGAGACCTACCAAATGAACCTAGAATCGCTCGGATTCGTCCGTAGCACCATCACGAAGGTCAGCATGGATGATTGGAAGATAGTCGAAGGATTGTCTTCTAGGTATCCTCTGCTCCATGCTCGCTATATGCGGACGCACTATCGTAGATGACCTAGTACCTACCTCACTAGGAGAAAACCCCTTAGGAGCGATTCTGAGGGGTTTCTTTTTGCTCCGCATCGGTTGACCGACCAGGCAGCCGTGACCTGCCGACGCAATTCCGACCAGGCCGGGGATCAGATCCCGGATTTCAAATGTAGCGAGGTCAAATGTGAGACGCAGGCCAGGAATATGACCTGGTAAACTGGCGGAGAAAGGCGCAGAATCTCGGCCGGGATTCCTGAGAATTTTTTCGGATTTTTTTTACCTTGGGGCGAGTTAACAACATTACAACTGAGTTTTACCTTGGTGTAAAATGTGGCCAAGAAAGGATTTTTTTGTGCAATTTTGACATTGCTAAACATATCGATAGGAGTATTATACAGGTAATTCAAACAAGGAGTTGACATATGTCATTAGAAATAAATAGAGCAGAAGATGGTGGGTACAATATCTCTGGTATGTACTATTCAAAAGATGAAGCGTCTCGTATTAAGTTCTTTATCGAGGCAGAAGAGATGAACGATGAGATGACCCAGGCCGATGTAAACCACATGGCCGCTTACGATGAAATAAATAACTCACACACATAGGAGGCAGTATGATTGGTTGCACATTATCGGGAGTAACATTCATTAACTGGCAGGAGGTTGACATAAATCTCCAAGACCAGGTCATAGTTAAAGAGAAGGAAGAGTACAGCGATGAGCAAGAGATTGCACTAGGTGTGTACTTAGATACTGGCAAGCACATAGGTTACATACCTCTGCTGTCCACTATCAACAAGTGGCGTAAGGCTGCATATGAAGAGCAAGATGAGAAGAAGTTCAACTACCTAACGGACAAGTACAAAGCGACTGAGGTTATTCGTGACAACATTATCAATGATATGTTTCGCAATAAGTTAATCGTTCAAGGTGTTGTATCTAGAATAGTAACAGACGATGAGACTGGTAACATCAAGAGTGTTGGTGTATCATTCGATTATATGTAAAGGAGTAGTATGAGAGAAAGAAATCAAGGTATTGTTATAGCAGGTAGCACACAGGTTACAGATGAGTATCCAGTGAGTGAGTCATTTCCTAATTCACACAAGGCAACCAATTATTATGAATGGTGTGTTGCCGAGGTGAAGCGGATGGGTGTAGGGTTCTTCATCGTAGAAGATTCAATAGATATCGAGGGCATCCCTACAGATGTCTGTCATATCAGAAAGGCAGATCGTGTATGAAAGAAGCACACGCATTCATAGTAGAAGAGGCCGTAGAGTTTGGTATAGATAAGGCACTACTACTACAACACATAAGGTTTTGGTGTAATCAGAACCAAGGCAGAGAATCGCATACACATGAGGGTAAGACCTGGATGTATCAATCTGCTAACGATATGTGTCATCACTATCCATACTGGTCACGGCAGAAGATAAGTAGACTGCTGCGGGACATGGAGACTGATGGCCTTATTGTATCAGCAAACTACAACACGATAGGGTATGATCAGACTAAATGGTATGCTCTATCTGACAATGTCCAATGTTCATCTGTGAGCAATCGAATGTCAAAAGCAGAGCAACCTATACCAGATACTAATACAGATACTAAAACAGATACTCTATTCGAAGAGTGTTGGAAGCTGTATGGTCGCAAGGGCAACAAGCAAACTGCTCTTAGGTACTGGAAGAAGTTATCTGATGATGACCGGGTACAAGTAAAAGATAAGATACCAACCTATGTGCAACTGCGTGAGAAGCAGTATCGCAAGGACTTCCAAGGTTGGATCAATCCTACTA